GAGTAACGCGATTCGAGAAACCTAACATTTCGTTCTTTGAGGCATCACACGGCTACGAGTTCCACGGTGACTATGCGGACCAGGTCCGCCGACAATTGGGCGGCGGGGAACAAGGAGAGCTCGAGCTATGAATCTCGACATACCTCATCCGCTCCTACCTTTGCCCTCGCTCGAGTCTGTCCACGCTCGGGTCGCTAAGTTTGGCGAGGCCCAGGCCCGCCAGGATATCCTGTTTTTGAAGCAGGAACGGGCGCGAATTATGAACGCCGAGCGGCGGGATCCCTTCACCAGGGGTTACAACTCGCCGATCTGGAACGTGATCGACCAGCTCCTTTGCGATGGCAACGAGGTCGTCCTGGTCAACCCAAATTGGAACCTCCAGGACCGGAAATTTTGCCGAACGATCCCGGATGATTTCCTGCGCGAAGCGGCCCGCCGGAAAAAGAGCGGGGCCGGACCCCTAACGATCTTAGGAGCTCTCGAGATCTGGATCTCCGGGAGCAACCGCTCGAGCAAAAGCGAGTACGCCGGAAAAAAGATCATGCGGATCCTGATGGCGGCCGCCGAACGCCGGACCTGGTGCTTTGCCGATTCGGAGGACGTATCGATCGCCCGCCAGCAGCCGATCCTTTGGCGCTACATGCCCGCCGATATCCGCGCCCGGATCTCCGGGACCGGGAAGCTCAAGGAGGGGATCTCGGCCCGGATCAACTGGAACGGGACGAATTTCGTCGGGAACAAATTCAAATTGCCTAACGAGAGCCAGAACTGGTTCAAAAATTACAAACAAAACCCGGCCGACATGGAGGGCGACCAGCTCGACGCGCTTTGGTGCGACGAGCTCCGGGATCCCGAGCTCCTGCGCACGCTGCGGGTCCGCATGGGCGACCGGGGCGGGATCGTGCTCGTCACTTTCACGTCGATCGATCAGAATTACACCGCGATCGTCGACGAATACGACCACGGCAGCAAGGTCGTGCTCGAGTCGGATGCCGAATTGCTCCCGATCAAAGGGGCGGATGGTCGTCCGAGCGGCCGTTTCGAGAAGGTCCCCAGGGTCAAGCTCGCCGGACCAGGCTCGGACGGCAATCAGCGGGCGCTGATCGTCTATTTTCACATCACCGACAACCCCTACTACGGATTTTCCTGGAACCCGAGCACGGCCGAGGCCGGGAAACGATCAATTTTCGGGGCCGAACGCTTTTACAAGCTCTGGCGGAACGCGACCAGGTCGAAAATTCTCTCGCGCGTCTACGGGATCCTCTCCCGGGCACGTTTGCAGCAATTTCCGACCTTCAACACGTCCTGGCACGAGGTTACTCTCGAGCGGATCCCGGCGCATGGGACCCGTTACCTGATCGTGGACCCTTGCCCAGGTCGAAACTGGTTCATGCTTTGGATTTTGATCGATCCGGCCGGCCGTTGGTTCGTTTATCGGGAATGGCCCTCGACGGGACACAACCAGCCGAGCGCGTACGTGCAAGGGATCGGCGATCCTGGTCCCTGGGCGACCGCCGGAGGCACCCGGGGCACGATTGGCGGCCGCGTGGCCTTTGACGGCAGTCCTGGGCCCGCGCAAGCTCCCTTTGGATTCGGTCTGGACCGTTACCGGGACGAAATTTTCCGGCTCGAGGGTCGCGAGGGATTCTACATCGCGAAACCGGAGGGCGAGCCGCGCCGTATGCCGGTCCGCCGGGGCCTGTTCGGCCGCCGTCGCGCGTTGCCCGCCCGGCCGGGCCTGGCCGTCCAGGACGAAGAAAAAGAAGCCGGGGAGCGGATCTATGAGCGTTGGATGGATTCGCGCTATGCCTCCTCGCCGACCCTGGCCAAGGAAGCGCCGACCACCAACATTATCGAGTGCGAAAAAGTCGGCCTGATCTTCCGGGCGGCCCCGAGCGAGCAAAACATCACGAGCCGGAGCGACGGCTCGATCGAAAAGATCAACACCCTCCTGGCCTACGACGACGAAGTCGACCAGGGAGAGTTTTCCCCGAGACTGCAACGTCTAAACGAGCCCCGACTGTTCATCGCGGACACCTGCCCGAATTTGCGCTTTGCGCTCAAGGAATGGACCGGCCGGGACGGGACGCATGGGGCGTGCAAGGATCCGGTCGATTGCCTCCGTTACGCCGTGCTCTGCGAGCTCGATTACGTCGACGAAATGCAAATGGTCTGGAAAGGCGGAGGCCACTACTAAAAAATGGAAATCGAAAATGACACTTGTGCCCGCTGCGGTATGCCAAAAGAGATGCACGCCAGGGCGAACTATCTCCAGGGTGAGCCGGTGTTAATTTGCCCTACGGCCCTCTACGTCGAGCCCCTGGAAAAGACCGCCGATAGCATCCGCAAACGATGGTCGGCCATCAAAACCAAAATCCACCCGCAACGTGAGTAAGAGACTAACGAGATTTCTCAACCGGAGCGAACTGATCGACGCCCTAACCGCCCTGGGTGTCGGCAAGAACGAGGTCAACCGACTGATCCGGGAAGGCGAGATCAAGCCGAGAAAATTCAGCGAGCACGGTCGCAAGAAATACGACTGGCCCGCCGTCAAGCAATCCCTGGGATTAGTCGCACCGAAATGAGCATGAGCGACACGCCTAAACTTTTACCCTGCCCATTCTGTGGCAATCCAGATCCTGAGCTGGCAGAAACGCACAAAGATCATTGGAGAGTCGGCTGTGCAAAATGTGGTTCCTACAATAACAACTCACTCGGACAAGAATCAGCTATCGTTGCATGGAATCGACGCGAACTAAGCGCGCAGCGCCAGCAACCGAGCGCCAGCGTGGACACAAGTTACATCTCCCGTGCCAATCACGAAGCCGCCCTCGCGCTAGTGCAGGCAGAGTTGGAGGACTACAAGCGCCGCAAGGGATTAGTAGCCATCGACAGAATTTGTTCTGATTGCGGACACGATACGACGGAAGATGGCTGTGCTTATTGCATTTCCACCCAACTCGCCACAGCGGAGGCTGAGTTGGAGCGATACAAGAAACTCTGTGCAGTCCAGAATTATTTCGGTGAACAGGAGAGATCCGACCTTCGCGCCCGACTCGCCACGGCGGAGGCAGAGTTGTGCAACATAAGGGACGCCAACTACAAAGTTTGGGGTGCTCCATTGGATACAGCAGAGGATTTTGTTAAGTGGGCGCAGAGCAGGTGCCGTCACTATTTCGCCGCCCAAGCCAAGGAGAAGAAATGAGCCATGAATCCAGTGTTGCGACCCGATCACATCGTGCCGCTCCCACCACCGCCGAGGCGACTGGTCCGGCCGAGCCGGGAGCTGGTCGCGGGCGGGACGATCGCCTGGAAACCAATCAACCGGGAAGCAGCAAAGTTACTTTCGAGGAGCAGCGAGATTTACCACCCGCCGAGAGAGCGGCCGAGGTTTGATATGCCAAGAGGCGGAGAAATACAAAACATTCCCTATCGCGAGGAGAATTGGAAAAAACTCGAGGCGGAGCTAGTTGCGCCGGTCGCGGACCTGATAGTTAGAAAGAAAAAAGCACTTATGGACACCGATATCGTCGAGTACGCCCAGGAGGTAAAGCTCGCCAGGCGGATCCTGGAAGAAGCGACGGATAACTTCCGGGAGGACGTGATGAATTTCACGGACGAGCTCCCTAAAGCCGTCAAAAACTTGCGCTCCTGGCGCATGACGATGGAGGCCGAAAAAACCCTGTCAATCAAAGCTCTGACTGAGTTGCGAGAGTTCTTCCTGGGTCACGATTACGAGAAGGAGATGGTGCGACTTTCTGAGTTTGTTCGGTTATGCGAAAAACTTAAAGCCCTCTCGGCCGACGGGACCCTGGACAAGGTCGCCGATGTAATGCTGAAACTAGCCAACTAGGTCCTATGAGAGCCTGGAAACCGCATGACATTGTTAAGCACGTCGCGCGCGGGATCGGCGAGGGTGAGATCATCCGGCCCTGGGGAAGCTGGTGGAGTTGTATGGATTGCGGCCGCGAACTGCAACAGGACCGCCTGGTCTGTCCTAACTGCTTCATGCTCGGCCAGGTCAAGCTCCTCTCGGAAACGGCGCACGACAAACGCGCGACCTGCCACGCCTGCCAGCTCGAGGTCCAGCTTTGCCGATTGGCCTGTCCAAGGTGTAACCGCTATGGGGCTCCGCTTAGGGTCACCGGGAGGGGAATCTTTGACGTTCGATTTAAGAATGGTCTAGTGCGTAGCGTGCATCAGGATCGCCTGAAATTCGTTCGCCGCGCCCCGCTCCCGCCCGCTATCCCTCTCCAATTTACGACTTACGCAGCAAGAGTTTTCCACAAAATCGGCCTCGACCCGGCGCCGCCACAACAACAGCCCACGCCATGATCGAATTAACCGAACGCGAACGCGAAGAAGATCTCATCGAACTGGCCAGCGAGAAGCCGAAAATCAAGGCTCTCAGCGCGGCCATTAACAAATCCCTGACTGACTTGAACGGAGTCTATGATCGTTGGGATAACTGCTACGGCTATTGGCACGCCAGATGGGACGGGCAAAGCGACGACGGCCTCAAGCACGCTTACGCCGACGATCCAGACGAACCCTTTCCCTGGGAAGGATCTTCCGACACCCGGATCCGCCTGGCCGAGAAACACGTCCGCCGCCACGTCATGGTTGGCAAGATCATTAGCTACAACGCCAAGATCCAATGCGAAGCGTTCCGGCCCGCGATCGGCACCCGCGAGACGAGCCAGGCAACGATGTTCCTCAAGTGGATGGTAGGGACCAAAATGGCGGAAAACGTCCGGCGCGAGATCCCCTTGTGCCTCAACTGGCGGTACGCCTACGGGGCGTGCCTGATGGCGGTCGAGTGGGCTCAGGAGGAGCGGATCGACGAGCACGAGCTCACGCTCCCGTTGATCGACATGTTTATCCAGTCCAAGACGGGCAAGCCTAACAACATGGTGCGGATCATGGAGACGCTCCGGGATCCGGCCTACGAGGAGAATTATATCGAGCTCCTGATGCAGATCTCCGACGTGCTGACGAGGCGGACAGCGGCCCGGGTCCTGGACGATCTCCAGGTCATGGGCACAGCCCAGGTCCCGGTTCGTTACACCTACAAATCACAACCGCGGTGGACCGCGAAACGGCTCGGGGTGGACGTGCTTTTCCCTCTCGAGACGCGCGATCTCCAGGCCGCGCCTTACATCGCCGATCGCGAATGGGTGACGCGCGAGGATCTCATCAGCCGGATCCGCTTGCGCGATTACCGCGAGGACTTCGTGGCCGAGCTCCTCAAACACAAGGGCGAGACGGCGAACGCGACCTGGACCGGCCGGACAATGGGCGAGCGCAACTATTATCAGGACGGGGCGAGCAGCCGGACCGGCCACTACCAACCGCAATGGGACGGCACCTTCAAGGAGATGTACGAGCTCTATCACACCCGCTATCGGACGAGCGAGCAGGGTTCGACGTGCATTTACGAGACGGTGTTCAACCCGCTCGCGATCGGGGACAAGGGCAAAAACCCGTTTTACGCCACGCACGAGAAACTGGACTACGATCACGGCCGTTACCCCTACGTGGTGCACCGGATTGAGCACACAGACGGCCCGATCTTCTCGAGCGAAGGGATCCCGGAAAAGCTCTACACCTGGGAGAAAGAGATCAAGACGCAATGCGACGGCCGGACCGATCTAACCGCGCTCGAGCTCGGCCCGCCCCTGATCGTGCCCAAGAACCGAATGGACACCCTGGGCGGCTACCCGCTCCCGCGAGCCGTCCTCGGGGTCGATCGCGCGACCGATTACCAGTTTATGAATTTGCCCCCGCCGAGCGTGCGCTCGATCGAGATCGAGAACCGGGTGGAACTGCGGGCGGAGGAGTTTCTCCCGCTCTTTGGGGTCAACATCGATCCCGAGCTCAAGGCCGCTTACCGCCAGGAAATGACCTTCGATATCCTGGCCGAATACACCCAGGTCTTGGAACATACTTTCATGCTGATGCAACAGTTCGAGGCGGACGCCAAAGTCCAGGCCGTGGTCGGACCACTCCGCCGGCCGTTTCACCTGGACGCCCGCGCGATCCAGGCGCAGCACGAGATCCGGGCACTCTACGATCCGCGCAACCTGGGCGAGGAATACGCGGCCAAAATGATCCCGCTTGTCCAGCAGCTCCTCCAGCTCGATCAGACCGGCAAATACGACATGAGCCAGGTCGCGGACGTTGGCCTCGAGATGCTCGACCCGAGCCTGGTCGATCGGATCAGCCGACCACAGCAGGAAGCCACGCAGCAAGAGATGAAAGACGAGCTCGGGGCGATCAATAGCGCCTTTAACGGCCTGGAAGTCCCGCCGCCAATGCACGGCAACCACCAGCTCCGGGCCGACGTGCTGACGAACGCGACGTTCCAGTCGAAAAACCCAAGGATGGCGAAACGCCTGGCCGATAACCCCGACACGGTCGAGATCTTGCAACAACGGCTGCAATTCTTCCAAAAACAGATCCAGCAATACCGGGACAACCCGGAAATCGGCCGGACCCTGGCGACCTCGGCGATCGAACCGCAAAAGGCGCTCCCGACGACCAAAGGCCCGAGCACAGGGGGCGGCTATTGAATAAATTCCTCGAGGCCATTTTCCGCCCCGCGCCGATCGTGGTCGTGCGCGAGGGGAAACAGTTAGGCGAGCTCGAGCTCAACGAGATCCTGACCACCTTGCCCGACACGCATCCGGCCTGGCGAGCGTTCAACCAGTTGATCGACACGGCCGAGCGCAACTCGATCGCAAGCGCCCAGGCTTACCTGGGCGATCCGACGACGGCCGCCGGGCACCTGGGCGGATCCAAAGCTCTCTCCGATCTGCGCTCAACTCTCTACGCTCGCCGAGTGCAAGGCCGGATCCGCAACTCCGCGAAAATGGCACCGACCCGGCCGTGAAAATGGACTTGGCACGGATCCTATGAGATAAATTTAACCCCATGAGAATCAAACGACCGCACGGCCTCTTTGAAATTGGAGGCAACCCGCTCAGTAACCCCGGTTTCGGGGGCGACAGACAAACCATTGGCTGGAACCAATGCGAGTCGTCGGATGGCGTTTTCAAATTCGGCGTAATCGACAAAGCGATCGCGGAGGCCGTCGCCGCGCGGAAGCAATTGGGCGTGAGCGTCAATTGCCTTTCCAAATACCCGGATTGGTTGATCGGGGCCGGGGCAAAAGCCTACACCGCGCCACAGTTCGGGACCGGGCCCATGATCCTCCCGTTTGATCCGATCGTGCAGCCCAAGTTGATCCGGTTTACGCGCGAGCTTTGCATCCACCTGGACGGCCTGGTCGATTACATCACGATGGGCGGGTTCGGTTACAAGACCGAGAGCTACATGCCGCTCCCGGCCGATATCGGCCTGGCGGAAACGAACGAGGATTTTATGGCCTCCTGGACGGTCGTCGCAAATCTCCTGGTCGACACTTACGCGGCCTATCTCCGTCAAACTCCGTTCATCCTGGCGGGAGGGACGCCCTTCAAGGATCCGAGCGCCCAGGCCAAGCTAATCGCGATCGTCAACCGCGCTCTCCTGGCTTATCCGCTCTTTGGCGTCATGCAATGGGGCCTCAACGCCAAAAGTAACAGCGGGTTTTACATCAACAACCTGATTACGGCTAACGACACGCACCCGGGCGGGTTCCAGATGACCGGAGCGTCTGACGGGAGCGTCGGCGGCGATCTCAAAGGCACGCTCGAGGAGTGCTTCATCGCGGCGAACAACATGGGCGCGGATTTCGTCGAGGTCTACTCGGCCGACGGGGAAAATCCGGCCTACCGGGATCTCCTGGTCAAATACAACGGGATTTTCAAATAAACGCCTACCTGCTTCTCATGCTCGAGTCCCACGGAGGGCTCGAGCACGGCCGCGAGCTCATTAAACGGGCGCAAGAAGCTGCTCGGGAGATGAAGGTCCCCCTTTACGTGATTGGCGGAGCGAGCGGAGCGGAGCGCCACACCGAGGATTGGACGAGCCTCCCGGACCCTAAACGAGACGAGAACTCTCCCGATCCGGCCTGATCCTGGCCGATCACGTCTGATCCCGTCCGCCGACCATAGCGGAATCTTTGACTTTGCCTCTCCGGCCGAGTTTTGCTCGGACCGCAATGCGAGGCCATTCCTTCACTCCAACCTCGGGCCACGAGCCAAATAAGTGTTGTTGCCACTTGGGAGGTCTATTCCATGAACGCTGAACCAGCCGCCGCTCCGGGCGTCACCGGGGAAAGTCAGACCAGCGCCAACGTCGCCTCACCAGGGCCACAGGACCGCTCAGGAGAACAGCAAACCCACTCGGAGCCGGTCGATGACCGCGCGCCCGAGCTCGAGATGCTGGAACTCATGGACGTGCCCAAGGAGATCCTGGATCGCGCCAGGGCCAAGGTCGAGAAACAGCAACCGCAACACCAGGAGCAGCAATCGACTGCTCCGCAGCAAGGGACCGAGCTCACGGAGGAACAGCGTCGCAACACCGACCCGAAACTCCTGGCCCGGATCGACGCACTCACCGGCAAAATAAAAGGGGAACTGGAGCCGCAAGTGGCCGAGAAAGACGCCGAGATCAAGAGACTCACGGCTCTCCTCGAAAAGCAGCCAGGCGAAAAGACTCCACCGGCCGCACCGGCCGATCAGCCAGCGCGCTCCGGCAATCCATACGAGAACCTCAAGACGATGGAGGCGTTGGACGAACACCTCCGCATCGCGGAACAGATCCACGATTGGGCCATCCTTAACCTGGACGGCGCTTTCGGGATAGAAGTGGGAGAGGGCGACTCGAAAGAGACGAAGGATTTCACGCCGCAAGAGGTTCGCGAGATGTTGGTCAAGGCCAACCACGCGATCGCGAAGCAGATCCCGGCCCGCCGGATCCAGATCCAGCAGGAAGGACAGCAGGCGGCCGCGCAAGTAAAAGCGGAGGAGCTCCGCCCAGGGTGGGAGCGTCACGTCGAAACCAAACATCCCGAGCTGCGTGATCCCGAGAGTGACATGTCGAAATGGACGAGCCAAACGCTGGAGCAATTCCCGGCGCTCAAGACCGCTATCAACGGTCGCTGGATCGCGGCGACCCTGGCCAGGGCGGCGATCGAGCAACAGGAAGAACTGATCGCGGCCGGACTGCTCCCGGCCCAGGCGGCGCGCGCAGCGGCCGCTCCGTCCTCGAGTGTGGATCCCAAGTTGCAACCGTTTCTCGCACCGAAACCCAAGCGTGCTCCGGCCGTGCCCTCGGCGGCTCGCGGAACGCCACCGGCCCCAGGGGCCGATACGTCCGTGAAGGAAGCCCGCGCCAAATACCTCGCCAGCAGCCAGACCGATGAGGACTACGCTGATTATGTCGAGGCCCTGAGCGAAGCCCAGGGTGGGGGTGGGGTGGGGTTGGCGATGGTCTGAAAAACCAACAACTAACCAAGGAGAATTTACTATGCCGGGAGTTACCAAGGCGGACCAGGTCCGCCATGAGGATCTGAGCGATGCGCTCATCCTCGCCGACGACCGTAATGTCACATTCTTGGCCCGCGTGCGTAAGGGGCCGAAAATGATGGACAGCCCTTATGGATGGGGTGTCGAGAAATCCAATGCGCGCCGGACTGCTCCGGTGCCGGAAGGAATCGACGTTTACGCCTTTGAAGGCGACAACGCGAAAAAGCTCTACAACCGGAAACAGAAATTCTGGCGGACCCCGATGGTCACGACCGAGGCGGAAGAACTCGGCGGGCTCTTGGGCGCAAGCCAGGATTATAAGGGCCAAAAGGCCAAGAAAATCCGCGAGCAATCCTTCGACGTTGAAACCGTGCTCCTGAGCGATCAGGACGCGAAGGAAGATCAGGGAGTGAAAGACAAGGGCGAGGCGCTGATGGCGCTCGGCCGGGCGATCAACGATGGGACCTCGATCGGGGCCTCGGGCGCGGCGCTCACCTTCGGCGACACACAAACGGCGATCCCGCAGGATTACCGGACGCCGACGGCGCAGATCTACACCGATTACCTGGTCGCAAGCGACCTGGTCACCCCGACCTTCACGGAGAAGAAGCTCAACGACATGCTCCGCAGCCGCCACGACCAGCTCGGGGGCACCGCGGAACTGACTCTGTTCTGCGGGACGCTCTTGAAGGCGCACATCAGCGAGAATTTCGGCCGCTTTGAAGCCAACAAAACGGGTTTCACGGCGATCACTCGGCTCTCGCGTGGTGACAGCCAGACGTTGACCAAAGGGATCGACGTTTTCGAGGGCGACAACGGCACGGTCCAGATCGAACAATGCAGCTTCATGCCCTACGTGACACGAGGCTACGCGCTCGATATGACCAAGGTCCAGACCCGGCCCTTGTTCTATCTGCGTCACTCCATGCTCCCCTATATGGGCGCGGGCCTGGAAGGCTTGATCGAGACGATCCTCGGCCTCGAGTTTGGCAACCCCTTGCAGCACATGAAAATCGACCCGTTGGCTTACTCTCACCCGTAAGCCGAGCACCCCAAGGAAAGGACAAACTCACCTATGCAAACCAGTTACAGACTCCGGCCGCTCACCGCGCCGGAAGTGTCCGCGATGAACGGATACACGCATATCTTCACCGTGACAGCGGGCGACCTCACCCTCGCCACCGTCACGACCACGCAAACACTCGAACACGGACCGATCCCCAAAGGGAGCAAGATCCAGGTCGAGCTCCGCAACACGATCCCGTTTCAAAACACGGCGGATAACACGAACAACACGACAGGGGTTAGCGTCGGCGATGGCGTCGGCGTGGCGACCGTCCTGGCCAACAAGGAGGTCAACCTCAACGGCTCGGAAATCGTGGATCCCCAGGAGGGCACCCTGAGCGCGGCGGTCTACACGGCCGACGATATCCTCAAGACGACCTGGACGCCCAAGTCCGGCACCGCTCTCCTGGCCTTGAACAAGGGCCAGATCGACGTGCTCGTGCGGATCGTTAATCCCAACCCGCTCATGGACGTGAAGGGGGCCGTCTCGTTCGCGAAGTAAGCCGGGTAAACAAATTCGTTAAGAGCAGGAGTAGCCAAGTGGGAAGGCGGCTCGCCATTTTGGCGGGCAAAACTCGGGTTCGATCCCCGGCCCTGCTCTTAACGGTCACCTTTTCAAAACGATGACGCCAGGACTGCCGGAGCTGCTCGACCAGGAGGGGACCTCGATCCTGCTCCCGGAGAACGTGAGTGCTCCCGTCCTGCGCGAGTTGGAGACAAGCCGGGTCCTGCGTCCGCGCCTCGCGGCCCTGATCCGGCGGGCGCAAGTAAGAGCGATCGCGGCCGCCAGTGACAGGCTCGAGCTGGCCCGCGCCAACGCCCGGGTCCAGCGGGCGCATATCGAGGGCCTGGGGGAACAAGTCGCCTCAATCTGCAAAAAGGATTGGGATTTCCTTTGTGTGAAGTACGGCCCGAACTGGTTCCGGGACAAGGCCACGCTGCGCGACACTTTGAACCGTCACCCTGAGATGCGGGTGCGGAGCCGATCGAAAAAGATCCAAGTCCAAATCGACGGATTTAAACGCTAATGGCTGGAGTCTACGAAAAATACGCAGACGCGGACGGGATCCCCGGCCACGTCGCCCTTTATTGGACGCGCTACGTTCCGACGAGCGGCGGCCCGACCTGGCCGGTCGTCTGCATGTTCCACCCCGGCGGCTACAAATCGGGCGGGCACGACAACGGCACCGTCAGCAACTCCCTGCAAGCGGCCGGGTTCGTTGTCCTGGCCTGCGAGTATCGCCTCGCGCCTCCGGCGAACGCGATGAAATCAGCCGCGCCACCGAACGGAAACAACCACCCGGTGCCCGGCCAGGACACGGTCAACGACAGCGGCCACTACCCGAAGCAAACGGACGACGTGCAAAGAGCGATCCGGGCAGCTCGAGCTCGGGTCGAGTGCGACGGCCGGGTCTATGCAATCGGCGGATCGGCCGGCGGCTCGCACGTTGCTTACATGATGGCGACCGGCACGGCCGGGGACGATCGGCCGGATCTCTGCGGGATCCTGAGCTGCGGCGTCTCCAACCTGGCCGACACGATTCTCCTCTCCCTGCCGCCAACCCCGGGCGAAACCAATCCTTACGACGCGATCGCCAACTACACCGGGATCCCCTATCTCTACCCGGTCCTCCCGAACCCGACCGACCTGGCGCTACTCGCGACGGCTTCGCCGGTCACTTACATGACCCCGGACATGCCCCCCTGTTATGTCCTGATGTCGGTCCACGATTCGCTCGGGATCCCGACCTCAACCGGGCTCGTCGGACAAAGCGACCAGGGGCCACTCGAGGACCAGGTCCAAAACGGCCTCATCCCCAAACTGACCAGTCCGGCCGTTGGCTTTACCCGGTCCACCTTGGCCATTCCCGAATATCGCAAGGTCAAATACGACGTAGTCCAATCGCCCGGTCACCAACACGCTTTCCAAGTCTGGGACACGCCGATCGACGGGATCGCGGGGCACACGACAGCGGGCCAGGCGATGATTGCCTGGCTCCAGGGCGGGATCCCGATCCCCCCGAGCGGCGGAGCGTTCCAGGGCGTAATAGTCGGGATCTCAGGGTCGCAAGACATTGCCCAACAAATCCTCGACGACCCCAACATCGATTGCATCGGGATCAACACCGACTGGAAAGATTACGAGCGGCTCGACGGCGTCTACGAATACACCGTGACCAACCTGGTCCCCCGGATCCAGGCGGCCGTCGCGGCCGGGAAGAAGGTCCAATTAACGATCGCGACGATGGCGGGCGCGGATACCAATTTCGGCAAAACCCCGGATTTCGTTTTCACGGCGATCGGCAACACCCCGGCCGGGAACCCCGGCTCAGTGACCGACGGAGTCACGATCGGGTCGGAAGTTATTACCTCGGCCCTGGCCAATTTCTCGGATGCGGACGTGCACCGCCAAATCACCGGGACCGATATCCCGGGAGCGCCGACCTACATCGGCACCGTCACCAACGGGACGACCGCCAAACTCTCCTCGAGCCCAACCTCACAGGTGAACGTGAACGCGACCGGCAGCCATAGCGGATGCGCCTGGACGATTGCGGGCCGCCCGCGCGTCGCGCCGAACAACAACGACATGGTCCACGGCACGACCTTCACCTACAACGATCCGAGCCCATTCCACAGCGGCCCGGACGAGACGACGATCCCGGTATTTTGGGAACCGACTTTCGGCAAATACAAAAAGCGGATGATTAACCGCTTGGGTTACGATCTGTTCTTCACCAACCTCCTGACCCCGCTCGAAAAATCGTCGATCGTGGTGTTTCGGATCGCGTACGCCAACTCGCAGACCGAGGACTGGAACGTCCCGCACGGCAAGGATCCGAGCGATCCCTCGATCGACTGGAACCAGCAATGGCTCAACTCGCCGATCGGGACCACGTTCGCGACGCGCGGGGCGGGCTATACGACGGCCAAAATGAACGAGACGGCGATCAAGCAGACCTCCCATTTCGCGCTCACTGATGGCCAGACGTTCAGCAACAAGCGCCTGGTTTCACTCAGCGCGAACTGGACCCTGGCCGACGTTGGCAAAGGCGTGGAAGGAGCCGGGATCCCAAACCTGACCTTTATCGCGAGCTGGACGAGCCCGACCGAAGTCCAGTTGACCAATAACACGACGGCGACGGCGAGCAATGTCGTCCTGGACGTGCGCTTCCGTCAGACCGGGTTCTTCGACGTGGCAACGGCCGCTTTCCCGGGGGTCCTGATCGAGACGGCGATCGGCAATAACGGGGACGTGCTCGACAAGACGGCGGCCGACCTGGCGGGCGACCCTGATATCCCGAATTTCCTGGCCAAAACGACCTGCGGGAACATCAATTTTGCCTACCCGAATCGCCTCGTAACCACGGTCAACTCATTTTCAACCAGGACGCCACTGGCCCCAGGAACCGGGACCCTCAAGCTCCTTTGGGATATTCATCAACGGGGCAACTTCGTCGCGGGCCAGGATCTCTGGTTTTGCTTTAACGATCCCAACTTCCGCATGAACGGCGGAGTGGCGGGCGATCCGACGACGATCTCCAACACGGTCGGCAATATCATCTTTGGCTACGGGGCCAATTACCGGGAGATGTATTCGGCCGACGCGCTCGGGATCCCCGGCGCCATCGAATACTCGCATGACCTCTTTACGGGTGGAATCATCATCGAGCCACCGCCCCCGCCCCTGCCCTCGTTCATCCCTCCGCCGTCGCTCAACTATCAACGGCTCAATTTCCGGGATCATATCCTGTTTGCGATCGCGGATCTCCTGGCCATCGAGTGGTTCGATCTCACGCCAGCTCGAGCGCGCCGCTGGATCTCGGAAATCTTCCGGCATCTCGAGTACGCCTGGACTCTGCACGCCTGGGCGGATCTGACTATCACCGAGGAGCGCGCTTTCCGCCGGATCTGGAACGCGATCGACGACTGGAAAGTCGGCGACGAAGTCTATTACCTGGGCCAGGTCGGGGTCGATGGCCTGGTCACCGGCCAGGGATATTATCGTTGTTTCCTGGACGCACCCAGGGGCACGGTCCCGACAAATATCGCGTTCTTCAATTCCTTCGAGCTCGCCGCCAACGACTTCTTTGTCGAGGAGCTCCAGCGTTGCCGTCGTCGGCTCGGCCAGGTCTTGGAAGTGTTCCCGAGCGATCCGCGCGACGTGACCCGGCCGACCCCGCGCTCGCTCCCCTGGCAAATGAGCACACGCGGCCTCGAGGTGTTCCGGTTCGGCGGTGCGACCGTGTTCATCAAATATCGCGCCGTCACCTACCATTTCAGCGCGAGCGATTTCGATTCTACGAAACTCTACAAAACTCTCGATCTCCAGCTCTGGAGCGACGGCGACGTTTACCGGGCGCTCCAGCCGGTCCAGGGGATCGATCCGGGAAACACGTCGGCGGATCAGTATTGGGCGCTCGTGCCGTTCCCGGCCTTCCTGGCGGGCTACGTGACTTACATGGTAGCAAGCGACGAGGCGGCCGATCTCCAGCAAAAAGGCATGTTCCAGAAGGAGGCCGCGAAGTTCCTGGCCCGCGCCGAGGACAAACATCTCGAGGTCGGTGCGAACCCGCCACGTTACCGACTGACCGGCCCGCGCCGATGGGGCCGCCAGGTCGTGCTCGCAGTAACCTTGCCACCGGCCGACACGGTCAATACAATTTCGGACACCTGTTTGAACGAGTGGGGCGATGTAGTCCCAAATCCACCAACATAAAAACATGAAAACAAAGATCCTCGTCCTGGCCCTCGCCGGGCTCGCCCTCTGCCAACTGGCCATCGGTCAGACCAGCAACGTCAACATCAACGATCCCAAGGTGAAGGTGAACAGCGACGGGACGCACGCGCTCCCGGTCCGCCTGGTCGACACGGCCGGGGCCTACGTCGACGCGACCGGGGGCGGTGGTGGCGGGGGCGGAGCCGTCACGATCGCGGACGGGGCCGATGTAGTCGAGGGGACCTTGGCGGATTCTGTCTCATCGGCCGGAGGCACAGGCTCGATCTCCGCCAAACTGCGACGCCTGACGACCGATATCGACGCGATCAAGACCAACACGGCCGTCCTAAAACAGTATGCCGGGGTCCCCAGCACTTTCACGATCTCAACGACCGACAACACAACCGTCTTTACTCTGGCCGCCGGAGAGGTTGGGTTTATTCAAAACCTGGACGCGGCCGACGCGCTCGGGGTGAAATTTGGGGCGAGCCCAACGACGAGCTCACTCAGTTTCATCCTGCCCTGCGGAGTCGCGGCCGACGATGGCCGGGGCGGCCAGGTTAGGATCGACAACTGGACCGGGGCCGTCAGTGTCATTTCGATGACCGGATCCCCTCGTTATATCGCCTGGAAAATTGCACCTTAACACTATGAAAAACATTCTTGCTCTTAGCTTCCTGGTCGCGGCGATCGCGACCGCATCCGCCCAAAAGATCCAGATCCCCGGGGGCAACGTCACGACCAACGGGACCCAAACGCTCACGAACAAATCAATCGCCGGGAGCCAACTGACCGGCGCGATCAACCAGGCGCAAATGACGACCACGGCCGCCGACGCCACCGTCATTAACGGGGCGATCACGTTTTACCTCAAAAGCCAGGCGATCACGACGAGCGGCAACCCGAGGGATATCGCGACGATCACGCTCCCGGCCGGGGTTACCCGTTGGGCGGTGCGCGGCAATACCGCCGTCACGGCGTGCAGTTGGTTCGTGAACGAGACGCAAACCGGATCGATGGCCGCCGGGACGCTCGCACTTTTCGACGCGGCAGCGGGCGGAGGGACACAAATGCTGCAAACGACCGCCCCGGCCGCGACCAGCAGCCCGACCGCGAACAATTGGGGCGCGAACGCGGCCGCCGTTATGTCAATCTCGAGCTCACTGGTCATCCGGCAGATGGCGAACAGCATCAACACCGGGACGATTTCCTTTTACGTCACAATTTACCCGATCCCATAACCAACCGAAACGCTCAAAAAAATCCAAACTTATGCCTCAACAACGACCAGATCGAATCCCCTTTAGAACCGCCTCCAGTGGCGTGCAACTGCTATGGTCCATCATCCTCCCGCCAGGCTCGGAGAAAGCCCCGGCCTGCCTTGTCTGGCACCCGGGCGGGTTCAAGTCGGGCGAGATGGGACCGCTCAACGTGGCCGACGATCTGGCCCGGGCCGGGTTTATCGGGATCCCGAGCGAGTATCGCCTGGCCCCACCGCACGACGCGATGAACGAGCCCAACCACCAGGCCCCAGGTCAGAACACGGTAGGCGACGAGGGTCATTACCCGAAACAGAGCGACGATTGCCGGGCGGCCGTGCGAGCTGCGCGCGCGCATCCACGGTGTGACGGTCGCGTTTATTGTATCGGCGGATCGGCCGGCGCTTCGCACGCGATGTACATGGCGGCGCGCGGGAAGTGGGGCGATGACAAGCCCGACCTGGTTGTGCTATGCAGCGGGGTCTACCAGTTCGACGACGAGGCCCATCTCAAAGTCGATTATCCGCCCGGGGAGACTAACTACCACGACGCGATCACCAACTACGTCGATATCCCGGACACCTTCCCCGATGGTCCCTGGGACATGAAGGCGTTGCGCAAAGCCTCGCCGCTCACCTACGCGGAACGAGACAATCTCCCGCCGATCTTCGCGTTGATCTCGAGCGACGACTCGGGCGGAGTGGACACGTTCCAGTTCCCGAGCCTGATCCGGGGCCTGCTGAAATGCGGGATGACCGAGAGCCAGGCCGACACGCCGGAGCCGAACACGTTCAAGCTCGCGACGGTGCCAGTGATCGAACAGACCCACGCTTTCAAGTATTGGAACCTGCCAATTGAGAACGGGAGCTCGATCCTGGTCCGGGACGCCGTCATCACCTGGCTCAAAGGGAACGTGTAATGGGATGGAGCCCGAGCACAAAACAGAGTGGTTTGGGATCGGCAAACAGATCCTCTCTTTTGTCGCCGGTGTCATCGTTGCTGCTTTTGTCGTTGGGGGGGCTCGCCAAAAAGTCCACGACCTGGTTATCTGGAAAGAGGAGATCGCGCCAAGGATCGAGCGGATGGACAGCAAGGGCACAGTCTCATTTGAAATCTTCGAGAAGAATTACGACAAGCAACAGGAACGCCAGAATGAGCGGTTGAAGGAGCTGGAGCGCGAAGTGAAAGACTTACAACGGAAAGTGGACCCATGAAGATCAACAAAACACTCGTAGCCTCAGATCTCACGATGGCGTTCACCCTGGTCGCGGCCATCCCTTACGACAAGGACACGCTCGACCTGGTTAATCAGATTTTCCCGGCCACCTGGGTCCCCTGGATTATCAAGATCGGGATCGGGGCGACGTTAGTCTTAAAGCTGGTAGGCCGTTGGACGGCAAAAGAAACCCAAGTAGAAGGATAAAAACATGAACCTATTAACGATCCTCGCCCAGGTCAGCAGCCGGGGCGATCTAACGATGCCGCGCATCATCTTCTGGCTGCTCCTGATCCTTTGGGCCATCGGCTCATTCGGGTGGAGAGATAACCCTAACGTGGTCCGTGGGACCGCCGCCGTGCAAATCATCCTGTTCGGGATCCTGGGCTTTTACCTATTTGGATTTTGAACTTTGTTACCCTCCAGGCTCAACCTAACAAACCTAACAACCAAAGGAGAAAAATGGACGATCCAAAGACAGATCCCGCTGATCCCGAAGTAAAGACAGATCCCGCCACCGGGGAGGAAACCCCGCCCGTGCGCGAAGAAGGAACGCCGGACACGCCGAGCATCAACAAGGCCGCGCAGAGCGTCGCCGAAGCCCGCGCGGGCGTCGCCGCCGGGGGCCTTGGTGAAGCGCCCGAAAAAGAGGGCGACGAAACGCCGCCGCCACCCGAAGGAGAAACCCAGGCGGACACGCCGCCGAGCGAGAACCCCGGCCAGCCGTCTTAGCACGGCCTTCCCCGGAAAAGGCGAACCACAATGAGCGACGGAGTAACTGGAAAGCAAGGCACCGGGTCCGCCGAGCCCAAGGTTGCTCCGTCCTCAGAGGCTCGCTTCCTGGAGTGCGTCAAATTCGTTCTGGCCCGGGAGGGCGGAGCGCATATCGATCGCGACCCGAACGATCCCGGCGGGACGACCAAATACGGGATCGACCAACGCGACCACCCGAACGTCGACGTGGTCAACCTGACCGAGGCGGAAGCGATCGAGATCTATCGCCACGAAGCCTGGGACAAAGCGCGCTGCGCCGAAATGAAAGCGCCGTGGGACCTGGCCGTCCTGGACTCGGCCGTCAACCCCGGGATCGGATGGGTCGGGACGAATCTACAAAAAGCCGTAGGGGCAAAGGTGGACGGCCTCATCGGTCCCAAGACGCTCGCGGCCGTGAACGCGGCCGGGGACCAGGAGCTCATCAATTTTCTGCGGGCACGTTGCACCTATTACCGGAAACGACCGGCCAAGCTCAACGGCAAACCCTTCCGTGACCGTTTCCTCGACGGATGGCTGAACCGGGTCGAGATCCTGGCCGAGGCAACGCTCGGATCGCCCGCCGCCGATCGCGTCATGGCAGCATGAGAACCTATGAGCGGCCCGTACAATCTCTCGCCGGTTTCGCCGTCGCAGCCAACCCTCGAGGGGGACGAGGGCTTCGTCGGCTTGAACATGCGCGATCCCAGGTGGACGCTCCAGCCAGGCTACTACGCTCGCGGGGACAATAAGCGGTGTCACGACGGCAAGGTGACCGACCGGCCGGGGACCAGGACCCCGCTCTTTGCCAATTTATACGGGGCCAACACTCTCCTGGGGAGCGGCCCCTACTCGAACCCGAACGGTCGCGAGATGGGCCTCCTAGCCACGCAGACCAAGGTGATCTCAATCCGCTCCGGGACCGTGCCGGTCGAGATCCCGACACCATTCGCGCCGTTCGGCCGGATCGAGTTTTGCCAGCAATTCGACAAGGTCCTGATGCACTCGGACGATATCAGTATGCCGACCCTGCAATGGGACGGCCTGGATCCACTCGGCTTTACCGATATCCCTGAGCCGAGCCTGGGGCTCGGGTTCCTCCCGATCCCGCGCGCACCCTGGAGTATCAACTTTTTGGGCCGGGCCTGGTTCCCGATCCCGACCGAGCCCGGTTGGATGGGGGCGAGCGATATCAACAACTACACCCTTTACGATTCGATCTTGCACAAGTTTCGGATCAACACCGGGACAAGCGACGACATTGTCGGGGCCTTCCCTTACCCGGCGCAATTCGGGCTCATCATCGGCAAAGGCCGATCCTTTGACCTGCTCGGCCCGATCCCGGGCGACCTGGGCGATTCGTGGTTTCGCGCCCTGGCCTTGAACCTCTCCCCGGCGAGCGATCCGCCCCCGAGCATGAACAACATTCCTGGGCCCGCAGGGGTCGGCCTGGCCGCTCGCAAGTGCGCGGTGTTTACCGGGAGCGAGCTCCTGTTCCTCTCCGACGCGGGCAAAGGCGCGATTTACCGGATCATCCAGACCGGGCGGACCGGGCAACCGGCGGGCGGCCTCGAGATCGATCCGACGCCAGTGAGCGACATGATCGCGCCGCTCTTTAACCGGATCAATTGGGCCGCGATCGACCAGGCTTGCGCGAACATGGACGGGACTTTCGCCTATTTCTCGGTCCCGATGGACGGATGCAATTTTAACAACGCCGTCCTGGTCCTCGATATCGTAACCCGGAAATGGGCAGCGGTGGATCTCTGGTTTGGCCGGGAACATGTCGACCGGCGGGGCCGGGTGGATCCGCCGATCCCTAACCCGCTCCGAATCGATAACCTGATCGGCTTCGAGTTCTACGGCCGTCGCCGCGTTTGGGCGGTGAGCAACAGCCCGGCCGCGGTGCGCCTCATGTATGAGGGCCGCGACGATCAACTCCAGCAAGCCAACGCGGCGGGCGAGGAGCCCAAGACCTACCCGATCCGGGGGGTCATGGAGACGCGCGGCTACGCGACGATCGGGGCGACCGGGAACATGAAACGGAAAATGGCCGGGCTCCAGCTCGCCATCTCGACCTATGATCCCAACGTGGTCGTGACCGAGCTCCTGGCCGGGGTGAATGACGAGGAGGTAAAGAAAAAGATCGACCCGGACCGAACGAAGTACGACGTGCTCAGTCAAGCCCCCTATCTCATCACCAACGCCAACGACGATTTTCTGGCCCCGAAACGCCTCGACTACGCGATCCGGGCGGGAGACGGTTTCCTCCCTGGGAGCGAGCCGATCCCGATCGAAGTGGAACAGGAAAGTGTCGTCCAATGTTCGCTCTCGCGCCGGACGCGCTACGCCAGTTACCGGGTGGAAAGCAACGGAGGCAACGCAACGGTCTTAGGGACGGTGGTCGAAAGCGCCCCGGCCGAACGGGAAGGACGCACAGCATGAGCGTCCTGGTCTACCCTTCCAAGCGATGGACAGACGACGAGGAAAACATTTCCCTGGCCGATCTGAACGATACCGGATCCCCGCTGATGGAGCTAGCCGGTCAGGTGATCGGCGATGCTCAACTGATTACGGAGGACGTGGTCGCAATTATCTCGGAGCAACTCCTCGGCTTGCGGGCCGTTTACACCCAGGTCAACGAGCTCACCCTGGTCCTGCCGGTGACCGGGCTCGGGAGCGTGCCGATGCTCGGGGCGCGGCCAGGCGATCCGGTCTACTGCGATTTTATTAAAACCCTCGCCGTCCATTTCGGCGCAACCGTCACGCAAGCGGACTCGGTCAACATCTACGCCTCGGCCGTCACGTTAGGCCCGGCCCCGGTCATCCTGGCCGGAACACAACTGACCGTGATTAACTTTACGAGCCGACGGCCGCCAGGAGTGGGTCCGCCCCCGCTCCCCGATCACAGCTCGGACGATACGGGTTACCTGGACGTGACGCCGGGCTACGTCTGGAACCCGAACGGGGAAGCGATCACGACCGCGAAACTGGACGCGACCGCGCGCCCGACGGCCGCCGTCAAAACCTCGCCGCCGAGTGTCGGCCGTCGCGAGTTGATCCCTTACGATATCGCCAAGATCGCCGCGCCGGTCGTGAGCGGACTGCCCTTTAGCGGATCGACCCCGCTCAAATACATCATTAACCCGCGCAACAGCGTTTCCTTTGTGCTCCCTTTGACGGGTGCGGCCCTGGGCAAGGTGCCAATCATCGATTCGCCCGAGCTCGCGGACCAGGTGCCCTACGGCCTGGAGTGGACCGGGACCGTCGACACGGTCAACTTCGTGCGGATCAGCATCTACAACCGAAACGCGGCCGTGAGCACGGTGCCGATCGGAAGCAACTTCTTTGGACGCCTGATATGAGCCTGGTCACAACATCGCGGGGGTATGAATGGGCCGAGAAGCCGCAAGATCTCATGGCGGCCCTGATCGCGACGGCCAACCCGGTCGCGCGGATGGATGAAAACTCGATCGGGAGCGCGAACCTGGTCGAGGCCGACGTGGTCGCGATCGCGGGGACCGTCCCGCCCCCGACGCACTTGCAAACGACGATTACCGGGGCCGCCGTCAGCATCCCGGCCGCAACCTGCGGGGTCGTGAAAACAGTCGCCGGAGCCTACGCATTAACCGAGCGGGTCCTGATCGATCAGCCGGTCGTCCAGGGTGCGATCACGCTCTCCCCGTTCCTCCGCTTGCACGCTTTCATCGACTCGACCACTTCGCTCATTATAATGGCGTGTAACATGGACGGCGGGGCCGCCCATTCGGTCCCGCTCGGTTTGGTGTTATCAATGGTAAGGATCTAAAGCTATGCCAGCAGGAGGAATTATCCCAGGCGCAGTTCGAGGCGCGATCAACCCCCCGGCCGGGCTCTCCCGGCTCCAGGGCGCAGCGCACGGCGCGGTCGATTCGATCCCGATCTATCGGCTTATCAACAGTTTTATCCACATGGTCAACGGGACGACGGGCCAGTTTGGCGATCCGGCCAATAACCCGATCAATCACCCGGAGAATTTCGGGCAGCAACCGACCCAGGGACAGCAACCGACGGCCGCCGCGCAACCCCCGATCGGGAACGCGATCCAGCGTTTCGGCGGTCCCAACTTCGTCAACGCTTACCCCTCGAGCTTTGGAAATTTCGCAATGCAACCGGGTGAGATTTCGGCCGGCGGGGCGGTCGCGGGCTTCGACTCGATCAACGGCCAGCCGGTTTACAATCCGCGCGGGGTGATCCCGGCCGGATCCACGGACACGAGCACCTCGATCCCGTTCTCGCATCTGATGACGCACGAGACAGGCCCAGGCCCGGCCGCCGCCGCTTTTGAAGCCTGGATCGCCCGGCACACCCAAATATGAGGACGCCGATCGAACGCAAAGCAGACCAGGCGATCGCGCGGAGCGGACGGCCTCCGATCGATATCGCGGCCGAGCTCTACTACTCGAAAGGGATCGACTTCGCGGCCGCGCTCAACCGTTACATGCGGACCGGCTACGTTGCCTCGAGGCCGAGCTGCTTCGCGATGGCCAAACCGATCACGCTCGAGGACGGCCGGGCGGCCTGGTTCATGGAGATGGCGGTCGGATCGCTGCGCGAGATCTGCTCGCTCATGCCGACCCCGCTCCCCTGGTTGTGTTTCAAGCGGGGGCTTCGCGGTCCTGGCGGACGTTTACATATCATTCCGATGGAGCGCGTGTTAAAAACTGCTTTCAAATGAACGCCGACCAAATTCCATTCGATCAACTCTCCGCCTTTGCCAGGTGGTTCCTCGCCCAACAATTCGCCGCGCTCCGCCCGCCGATGTACGGCGTTTATGATTTCGGGGATCTGCGCAGCCTGGTCCTTTACCGGGTCCCACCGTTCCAGGCCGAGCTCCTGATCGTCGGCCCGGATCCCAAGGTCGTGACCGAGCACGGCCATCCCGACATTGACAGCTACGAGATGCTGATCTCAGGCGAGATCCAGTTCAGCCTCCAGGGTAAAGATATTTGCCCACCGGAGTTAGTAGGAAAGACGGCCCCGGACGGATCCGCCGCGTTATTCGCGAACCTGGTCCGGGTGAAGCCGAACGAACCGCATGGGGCGGTGATCGGCCGCCACGGCGGGGCCTTCCTCTCTTTGCAGCATTGGCTCAACGGGGTCGAGCCGTCCAGCGTAGGACTCAA